GAATTAAGACAAGTGCAATAAGCCATTTCACGTCATAGCCCAAACGATGATGTAAAAACACCAGACGACAGTAATGCAAAAAAGGGCTGCGCTTGTAATAGCGAAAGCCCAATCTTTCATTTTTTAATCCAAGTCTGCCAGACAGCACCAGCCGCCATGATTAGACCCGCCACCCACAGAATAGGCTTGGCAGCAGAAGCAATCCATCCCAAGACTTTAAAAGCACCCTGCAAGGCATCAAAAGCCTCTACAAGCCCTTTGGTGTTCTTGTCTATGCTATCTACCTTGGTTTCGACTTCAACAAGTCTGTCGTAGATTTGCTTGTGGGTGACTTCGTTTTCCATGATTAGGCATTTCGAGCAGCTTCAGCCGCAGCTTGTGCCGCTTGATAAGCCGCAATCACTTCCGCAGTCCAAGCCGCATTGCAGATTGCAACGACATTGGCGGGAACGCCAGTTAAATCTTGTGCGGGTGTAAGGCTTGAACGATGGTAGGTTTGGCTGATTTGATTGCCATCTTCCATGATGCGGGTTGCTTCACGATAGAGAACGATGCCATTCTCGGCAATGGTAATTTGGTCAACGACTGTTTGTTTTGTTAAAGACATTTTGATTTCCTTTTAAGTTAAGTGTCAGACTACATCAATCCAATGTAGTTAATTAAACATACATTACTAAACTACCATATACGGCTGTGCCGTTTTTGTATATTGCTTGGCTGGCAGTGCCATCCGATGCCGCTGTTCTTCCCATAAATTGCACTGATGTATTAGCACCATAGTTTAAGACTCTAGGGATTAGTTCAACAACATTAACATTTAAACCCGCTTGATAAGCAGAAAAACCATTACCTAATCCAGCGTTTGTAAATGGTAATCCGCTAAAAGTTGAAGTTGAGCCAGTTCCTATTAAAAGTACATCAATAGTAAATTCGAGAAATACCATATTGCCAACTTTGGTATATCTACCTGAGTTTCCGTTATATGTAGCAGTACCACCAAGGCTAGGCGTCCAAGTCCCCTCTTCATAGTCATCTAGCGTATTAGCGTTTGCTGATGCGTTCTGAGTTGCGGGGAATTTAATCTGACCACCAGATGCACCAGAAATATCAACAAGACCATTGAAACTTGATGTTCCAGAACCTACGCTAATTGCATAATTATTTGTTGCACCACTTGGCGCACTTGGAACATAAATAGCGGATGCGTTTGTTAAAGCCGCTGACCCTGCACCAATAGCTGGAGGCGCAACATACAAAGCCGCAAAGTTAGTGTGCGTTGCTGATGAAGCCTTTTGAATTGTGTTTCCAACAGCGGGTTGTATAAATATTATGGCGGCATCACTAGTTGCTGGTGGTGAAAGGGTGCAAGAATCAACTGTTACCATTGAGTAACCAGTTTTTGTTCCACTAAATAAATGTGCAACAGAAGCATTTGTTGCAGGCCCAAAAGAATTAGTAACGCCACTAGAGGTTACAGCAGTAAACGCACCAGTAGATGGTGTAGTAGCACCAACAGTTCCATTGATGTTAATAGAGGCTGTGCCTGTTAGGTTTGTTACCACACCACTTGCAGGAGTGCCAAGGGCTGGTGTCACCAATGTCGGGCTGGTTGACAATACATTGCTGCCAGTGCCAGTGCTTGTGCCAACACCAGTGCCACCTTTAGTGACCTTGAGCAATGGGCCTGCATCAAACAATGCGTCAATTGAATCAAGATCGGTGTTGATCTTCGTTCCCCAGGTATCAGTGGATGCACCGACTTCCGGTTTGGTCAGTAATAGGTTTGTTGTGGTTGTATCTGCCATTTCATGCTCCTTTTAGACTGGTGTCCAAGTCTCTGAATTATCCCCGATTGTGGTCCAAGTTTCTGCACTGTCGCTGATGGGTGTATAGGTTTCTGCTGAGTCGGGGATTGCACCCCATCCAAATCCAAAGATTGTGCCAACCGACCCAGTGGCCGCATTGCCAGTGATTGCAAATGAAATACTCTTAACAACACTTCCCACAGCTGCCGTGGCGCCATTTCCGGTGATAGCCTGGAATGTGATGACCTCAGACGGCATCGTCTGCACTGCACCCGTGGCCGTGTTGCCTGTGACTGCCTTGCTGGTTGCAACACTCAAAGAGCCAATGGCTGCCGTGGCCGCGTTGCCAGTGATTGCAAATGCAAGCTCACGCGTTACAGTGCCGACTGCTGCCGTGGCTGCGTTGCCCGTGACTGCCTTGCTTGATTGCGCTAAAACCGATCCGACCGCGCCTGTGGCCGCGTTGCCCGTGATAGCAATGCTTATTGAGAAAGTAACTGTGCCAACATTGCCGGTCGCAATAACGCCATCTTCTTGCTCAGATATATTGACCAGGGGTGTGCCGACAGCGCCAGTGGCCGTGTTGCCACTGATGACGACATTGCCTATGCCATAAGCGCCAAAGCCGTAATAGCCTGATCCATAAGCAGCCATGCCGCTGCCCCTTTATTTAAGCGATCCGGATTAGGCCGGTGCTTGCATCATTGGTTGGCATGGTCAAGGTGAACGTGCCAGCCGTGACTGTCTGTGATCCAAAGGTGTGGACACTGACCGCCTTATTGCTTTGCGTGCTGTTATAAATCAGGACCGCGTCAAAGGCTGTGGACAGCGTCACAGTCGTGAATGCAATGCTGGCGCTAGGGGTCACAAAGGCAGTCGTGCCGCTGGTGCTTGGCGCAGTGCCAAACGTCACAGTCACACCGCCTGCTGTGTAGCCAGTGCCTGATACTTCATTGGTGACACTGTAGGCCGTGGTGCTTGCGTTGACTGTGGCGCTGGCCAAGTACAAGGCAGCCTTGAAAGTGTCGGCAGCAGTCGATCCACGGGTCACGCCAGTGCCAAAGTTGTGGTGGCCGACCAGCAGCTCACCCTTAAAACTTGTACACATTGCTTGAGTGTTTGCCATATCAATCCTTAAATTGCTTGGGTTTCGCCTTCAGCGAAAACACCTCGTTTTAAAACCATATTCACCGACCTATGCACCAGCTCGCCATCAAGCCAATACTCGACCCAGCCCGTTGTCTCGGTATCGTTGTCAACCGACCCCTCGCGCTTCTCAAGCAAAGAGTCATCCATGTCGCCTTTTGTCGTTGTCACAATCATGTTTTTACCCAAAAGTCTTTGCACGGGTCAGCAATGCACCACCAGAAGAGGCACTTCGATCATCGGCAGTTTGTGAGTCATTTAAGGCTCGCTCATAGAGTGTTGCCCATGTCTGGATTCTCGCATCATCTTGCAAGTATGGTGCAGCCTGCAATAACGCACCATACAGATAAATGTCGGGGTTTGATGTCAAAAGCCAGTTGGTCGTGTTGCTAGTTGATAACTTTGACAATTTAGCGTAATAGGTTAGCTCAATCGTGTAATTTGCATCTGGTGTCGGGACAATCCTAAACTGGCCACCAACAATGCCAAAAAATTTAGGCTTGCCACTTGCCGTGTACTTGATCATCTCATTGTCCAAGGCATCAATGCTCAAGAATGACAATGGTGTCTCAGGGTTTGTGCTTGTGAGCTTGAGGGATTTTGTCTCTAAGAAGTCAGCAGGCACAGCGCCATATTGTGCATTAAAAAACGCATTGGCCCTGACAATCATCTGCCTGGTGCGCAGTGTTCGCTCTATTTGTGCCTCGGCCAGAGAGATAAAGTCAGGAATGACAGTTGTTAAATCAGACCGATTCAGCCAGTCGCCAATAGATGTCTTTAGTTCTGCATAAGTTGTCAGTGCCATTATTGGGCCTCTTTTTCCATCTCTTCTTTTACAATCCAAGTGTGTTCATGGCGAAATTCAAACGTGCCGATGTGGCCAATTTCCTTTGAAACGTCATGGTCGATGTAGACCTTGTAGCCCAGCTCTTGCGCTTTCTTACAAAAGAACACATCTTCACCCATGTAGCCTCTGGTGGTCTGCCACGGCATATCAAACCATGGCTCGCTCATGCCCTCAAACACCTCGCGCTTGATCAGCATTATGCCCGTTCCAATGCTTCCCACCTCTTCCAATCCAGTGGATTCTGGCATGGTGTAGACGGGGATTCGTTTGCCACTTTCATCATAGTTCTGGGCCGTTGGGCCGGTGGGCATTCTGCGTCTGGCACAGTTGGCAGCCACAATCTCTTTATCGTGCTTTAGCAGCCGCTGGACCATGTCTTGTGGGAATGTCATATCCGAGTCAATGAAAAGGATATGGGTGCAGCCTTCGGCCATGGCATCCAAGCAAAGATCAGCTCTTTGGTTTTGGATAATCGTGCCTTGCATCAATTTCAGACTGATAGCGTCTTCAGTGTTGAGTGTGTGATAAGCCACCATATTCACCATGCAGTAGGTATAATTTGTGTGGACCTGATCACGGGCCGGTGTGCAGACTGCAATGTAATTCATACTTGTCCAGGGCGAGTTCTAAAAAATTTATTGTCAGAGTCATTGAGCCATTTTTTCATGTATTCCTGGTCATCGATCTTTCCCTCGGCCTTCATCTTGTAATAAAGGGATTCTGGGATGGATGCCACCAAGTGCCATTCGCCTTTCCAGTTGGCTTTCTCATCCACAGCGTTATAAATAGCCTTATTGGCCTCTACCACCGCAGTCACATCTTGCTGGGTCTCAATGGTCACATCGCCAGTTTCAGCATTCTCATGCCAATAGCGTGTGATGCCTTGATCTTTGTTTTCGTTAAATAGTCTTTTGTGAATCATGTTAAAAAAAGGGCCAAGTTTCCCTGGCCCTTTCAGTTTGCTTCGATTAAGAAGTGATCAAGTCAGCGGCCAAACCATGGGCATTTTCAGCCAACACTTTGTGACCCCATTCCACGATCAGCATACGCTTTTCAGCATCGCCAGTCTTGGCCAATTCAACTTGCTGGTAAGGGCGCAGCACAGTCATCTTGGCGTAGTCAGGATCGATAACCCATGCATCGCGCTCACGCTGGAAGCGGTTAGCGATAACTTGGACATTACCAAAGTCAGAGACATAAATGTCAACTGCACCGACCAATGTGGCAGGCTTTGCACCACCATCAATGTTGAAACGGCTGGAAGCGATACCAGAGAAGCCTGACACGCGCTGTTTGTTAACAGGACCGCACATCAAAATCTTAGGTGTACCGCCTTGTGTCCACACTTTCTGAATCACATTCTTGAGAATGGTTTCAGTGAATGTGCGCACGTTGCCATCTGTACGGGCGCTGTTTGGCAGCGTTGTGTAAGATGGATCAGTACCATTGGTTTGCTTGTCGGTGTTTGTCTTAACAAACGCGCCCAAAGAGGCAGACACACGGGCAGTTGTCGAATCACCAGCCACAGCAATGCCGCCATTCAACATGACGAATTCCTGGTCACGTTTCAACTCAGAGCCGCGCTTGGCGATCTGATAAGCCAATTCACTGCGACGACCAGCCTTGTTCACCACTTCTTCAGTAGCTGACAAGATGATTGTCTTGCGTGAAATCTGTGCATAGTTTTGCAAACGCACAGTAGCTGTCACAGAATCAAACGATGAAACATCATCACCCTCAAGCTGTGCATTTGCAGCAGCAGAGGCCAATGTGTCTGTTTGCCACTCAAACAAGCTGTTTGACACGTTTTCACGGCCAATATTGCTCATGTAAGGGGTTTCTTCTGGTGCAATGTTTGTGATCACATTGGACAAGTCTTCGCGGATACCCTTTGCAGAGTATGTCAAAAATGTATTGCTAACGATAGCCATAATTTCCTCATTTCAATAAAAGTTCAATTGCAGAGGCCGCATCATCGATGCGACCAGTTTTTGCAAGACGCTGCTTTGCTCGCACACTCTCAGTTGTTGTCGAAACCCGACCAGCTGCACCAGGCTTGGCTGTTCGTGGGCCATTGTTCACCACAGGCTTAATGCCTTGGCGCTTACTTACCATCTGATCAAACAGTGCCGCTTTGCGCAGCAGTAAGACCAGTCGGTGGTCGTAAACGCTCTTCAAGTCTTCATCGGTAAAGCCTGCTGCCTTCGCAGACTCAATCACCAGCGCCTTTTCGGCCTTTGCCTTCTTGGGGTCTTTCCAATCTGGCAAGGCTGCCAAGAGAGCTTCTTGCTGGCTGGCAAGTTGGGCTTCCATAGCGCGCTGCTGTTCATACTGGGACACTTGAGAGAGTCGCTGCTGTTCGGACTGAATAGCACCTAATTTCTCTTGTCTCTCCCGCATGACTTCCTTTTGCCTCACCCATTCGATTGGGTCTTCGTGATACAGACGTTCCAAATCGACTTGAGGCTCTGAAGACTGAAGTTGGGCTTGCAATGCTCCCAACA